GTAGATACCTGAGAGACTAGAGCATAGTACTGTCTTGGAGATAGTACAGCTGTACGTCCTTGCTTAGGTACATTCTTCTCATCGAGTACTGAAGCAGCCTCGAAGAAACCATCAACCAATGCTTGAGCATCATACTCTTTGTTAGCACCCAGTTTGATTTGAGTACCACCTGGTTCTGGACCTGGAGAAGCAGTGATTGGATGTGAAGCGCGAGCAGCTAAAGCTACAGTACGGAAGATCTTCTTGTCATATGCTTCAGCTAGAGCGTGACCAATCTTCTTGGAGATCTCTCCACGTAGGGAGTAGTGAGCCAGAGTTTCATCTAGGTCATATACAAATGCACTAGAGATGAGAAGGTCGTCACAGACGATGGTCTTCTCTGCTACTGGAGGATCACCCGATCCAAGGATTGGTTCACCTGGGGTATGGTATGCAGCTTGCATACGTCCCGTGAAGATGAACTGTAATGATTTTCCGTTCTTGAGTGTACGACGTTGCACAGTATCACGTGCAATCGTTGCTGACTCATAAGCTTTAAACAACTCTCCGCTAAATAACTTTAAATAAGTTGCGTACTTATCATTATATGCGTTAGCTCCAGATGTGGAGGTTACCGCCTTATTCAGGGTACCGAGTACCGATTGTGTGGCTGTTGCCATTGTTATAAAGAGAGTAGTATAATTTACAGACTCTCAACGTTGAGAAATTTTTTCGCGTTATATTGTTGTGGTCTATCCCACCGTCTAGACAGCTTAAGGGTATCCACCTTAGTGGGCCAAAAGCCAAAGCGAGTAAAGGGACTCGAACCCTTAACAGTAGCTTGGAAGGCTACAGTTTTACCGTTAAACTATACTCGCAAGAAAGGAGGGGAACCTCCAATCCAAGGTTATTTAGAACCTGTTGTATTCAGCGTAAGATCCACCAAGGATAGTTACACCTGCTCCACCTGCATCTCTTTCTGCAAATGAGAACTTAATTGCACCAGCGTTTGCTCCGTTGTGTATTAAGAACTTAACTTCTACGATATCATTAGCAGTGTCAGTTGTGAGTTCTAGATCACCTTCAGCAGTAAGAGTTGTAGTTCCTTCATCACCACCACTTACGAGCTGAGCACGATATAGTGTAGGTGAGGCTGGTACATCAACCTTAACTTTAAGGTCAGCAGTAGCGTTGTGTGTAGTAAAGAGATTGTATTTAACTACATATCTTTCATACTTAGCAACAGCAATTTCGAATTCAGAAACTTCTACCAAAGTAGCAGAGTTATTTACTGCTGTATCGTTAGGAAGAATCAGAGATTGATTAGTTACACCAGGAGTATATGTTACTGTACCCTGTGTGCTATTTGAAATAAAAGGCATAATAAAAATGTTTTATAAAAAGTTTTAACCTATGCATGGTTCCGCCATGCTGTGGGCTTCATAAAGAAGTAAGGGCATCCTCAAGGGATAGGTCTTCTTCTTCTTTCTCCTCATCAGGTTCCACATCACATGGAATATCATAAGGATAATCTTTGGGTGGAAGTTTTTCTGTCATTAGTAGTCATCCTCTAATTGACATGGTGGACAAGATCTACAGTGTTCATGTTCTATCATATGTAGACCCTCTATTAAAATGAAAAACACCAGGAGCATCGTTAAGATACTCCACGGTGCTTGAAAACATTTTAGCATTTAGAAAGCGTACTTAGCCCCGAGCTTGGTACCCCATGTGTTATCAGTATCTTCATCAAATATATTTGAGAAAGCTACTTCACCATAAATACCTAGCTTATCAGTAGCAGCTACAGAACCGCCTACTTTACCAGACCAATTAGATTCAGAGTCAACACCATCAGCGGCATTGATTGTCTTACCGCCCTGTGCATACCAGTCAAAAGAACCTAGTGTGTTCTCATAACCAACATGAAGGTCAGTAGCTCTTGATTCATAATCAGATCCAGTGTAGTTACCGTTAGTTTCTACGTTAACATAAGGTCCAGCAATTGCAGGAGCAGAAGCTAGAGTGGCCGCTAGGGCTAGTGCAAATTTTTTCATTGATTAATTTTTAGTAGTTTTAGTGTAAGTTACACCGCGATACTTGAGTTTATTTTCTCTCTTAAAAAGTTCTTGCTCTCTAACACGAGCTTGAAGTTCTACAGGAGACATAGTAATACCTCATAGTACCAAGACCCCGTTCCATGCCTTGGTCGTCATGCGTCCATGAAAATTAATGGATGAACGGACGCGGTGTGTTGTGATTTAGAATATACCTGGAATGATTTGCCCTGTGGCAGCATAAGCACCAAGAGCTGCGACTATTCCAATCATAGCCCAACGGCCATTTTGTAATTCAGCGTTGTCGTTGTTCATTGTTAATACTTCGATAGGTGGTTCAGTTGCAAACATATTTTGTTTGCCATATTCTGTTGTAATCATGTATAAGTAAGTAATTGAACAGCGGCGAGGACGCTCTTACGGGTCGCCACTATCACACTAACCAACTGTTTCAGGTACAGCTGCTAGGTCAAGTGGGAAGTTATGAGCATTACGTTCATGCATTACTTCCATACCTAGGTCAGCTCTATTTAATACATCTGCCCACGTAGGGATAGTCCTACCTTCTGAATCTGCTACGGATTGGTTAAAGTTGAATCCGTTAAGATTGAACGCCATGGTTGAAACTCCCATAGAGGTAAGCCATATGCAAGCGACGGGCCAAGCAGCCAGGAAGAAATGTAAACTACGGCTATTATTAAAGCTAGCATATTGGAAGATGAGTCTCCCAAAGTAGCCATGAGCCGCAACAATGTTATACGTCTCTTCCTCTTGACCGAACTTGTAGCCATAATTTAAGGACTCTTGTTCAGTTGTTTCTTTGATGAGTGAACTGGTGACCAAGGAACCATGCATAGCAGCGAACAAAGCACCGCCAAAAACCCCCGCAACTCCCAACATATGGAAAGGATGCATGAGTATATTGTGTTCTGCTTGGAAGACAAACATAAAGTTGAATGTCCCTGAGATCCCCAACGGCATACCGTCAGAGAAACTTCCTTGTCCGAATGGATATACCAGGAAGACTGCAAAGGCCGCTGCCAATGGAGCTGAGTAAGCAACACAAATCCAAGGGCGCATGCCTAGTCTATAACTAAGTTCCCATTGTCGTCCCAGATAAGCTGAGATACCAATGAGGAAGTGAAAAATTGTGAGTTGATAAGGTCCACCATTGTAGAGCCATTCGTCCATGTTTGCTGCTTCCCAGATGGGATAGAAGTGCATGCCGATGGCGTTGGAGCTGGGGACCACTGCTCCTGAGATGATGTTGTTTCCATAAAGTAAAGATCCTGCTACTGGTTCACGTATTCCGTCAATATCCACTGGCGGTGCAGCGATGAACGCGATAATAAAACAAGTTGCTGCTGTAATAAGACATGGTATCATCAAGACACCGAACCACCCCACATAGAGGCGGTTATCAGTGCTTGTTACCCAGTCACAAAATCTATTCCAATTGGATTTTTGTAATGTGAGTGTTGCCATTTATAATAATTGACTAGTTAATTGGTGTTGTGGGTAGGTACCGTCAACAGGTGGAGTAATATCAAATCCCGTTGCACTAGTTCCTGTATTAGGAGGACTAGCGTTTACACCTTCGATACCTTTTGGGTTTAATTCAGCATGCTCATATGAAGCAATACTGCCTTGATCTCTATAAGGTGCTCTTACCCATGTATTACCACTGGTTTGTACATAGTATATTACTCCATCATCAGCTATATTAGTAGTATCGACTGGAGAATAGCCCATTGCCATAATTAAATTCCTTAAGTAAGTTTTCTAATGGGTGATTTTTTATGGGCTGCTGTTGACTTAGCTTTTGCAGAAGCTTTTTTGGCAGCCTTAGCTTGTGCGTATCCTGCTTTGTTATACGCAAAAGTTTTTCCATTGACCTTTGGCATTTTAAAATTTAATGTTAGATCGTTCTAATTTATTATATACATCCTGGCGGTATGCAGGATCATTTTCGTAGCGTGGGTCTGCCATTGCACGAACAACTTCAGCTTGGCTTCTAAAACCATCCACAGCAGTAGCGGCTTTACCTTGGATCATATCACCTTCAGAACCTACATCATCTGTGTACCTATAGTAAACAGCTTGTAGTGCTAAATTAATAGTATCTAAGTTACCGCTAGCAATAGCATTATCATAAGCTTGCACTTCATTAGGTGCTAAATTTTCTTGCGCCCATGCAACCATTTTAGTATAAGCTTCTTCACCACCAACAGCGTTACGTATTTCATTTACAGACTCAGCAGATAATTGTTGACCTGGTTCTTCTGTAGTTGATTCAGTTGTTTCTGTAGGTACTTCAGCACTTTGTATTCTTTGATACGCTTCTACTAAATCTTTACTATCCATTTTAGTTAAAGCTTCCATAGTGTCAGCACTTATCTCACCGTTATCAGAGAATTCATCTGATGCTTGGAAGATAGTTTGAGCTGCTACATCATCTTCAAATGGATCTTCAGTTTCTTCTTTAACTTCTTCTTCTGTTTCCTCAGTCGATGCCTCAGTTTCTTCCTTACCATCAGAACCTAATTTCTTTTGAAGTTCTATGTAAGCTTTCTCTAATTCTTCAGCATCTTTATATTTACCTGCAAGTAAACCTTGCTCTTCTTCTTGTAACTTATCCGCTACTTCTAGTGACTCTACATCTCGTTGTTCCTCAGCTTCAATAGCTTCTGGATCATCACTAGGATCATACGTCAGATTGACTGCCATAATTTGTTTCTGTTTTTAATCCTCCGAGACCAACTTTAGTTACTATACCACCAGGGGTATGTATAGAAGGCTCACCTACTAAAGGTTTCTGAGCGTACTTATTAGTTTCGAGGGAGGTGGGTTTTGCTAATTCTGTCTCTTCAAATTTCGAGTTAACCTTAGACAACGGTTTCATTTGTGTCTTAGGTTTACTGTTCCGCACCTTCTTCGGGCGGCTGGGTGTATTGTTCAACGGCATCTCCGATTTGTTCTATTGCGTCAGGGTTTTTAGTTGGATCAGCTGCTGGTGAATTAGCAAACTGTCCAGACTGTTTCAATAACTCCATCTGTGCTGCTTGTTGTTGTTGTTCTTGAGCTTCTTGTTGACGGTCATCCATTGACTTAACAAGATTCAATACATCAATACCTTGTGCTGCAGCTAATCGTTTAATAACTTCATCAGGATTAACGTATTGCATCATAGCTTCTGGCCCAATTGTTTGAGCGATAGTAGTTATAAATGCTGTTAAACTTTCTCTATCTTGTCCTCTTCCTAGAGCATTAATACCAGCTACAATTGTAGGGTTAACAATATCTTTAGGGATACGAGGTAGTTCACCTGTTCTTTGAAGTACTAATAATTTTCTATTAAGATAGGGTATAAGGAACTCAACAGTTAACAATGAGAATAGACCTCCCAATTGTTGTTCGAGTTCTAGTTGTGTGAGGCGTACCTCTTCAGCTGTAGTTCGTTCACTTTGTCTTACATTTAAAACAAGGTGAGCTTCTAACAATCTACGTTCTAATTGCTGTGCCATTTGTGCAGCAGTCGCAAAGTCAGCTGTCTTTCCAACTTGGACAACACCTATGTCATCCGGCTTTCCTTGAACGATTGCTCCGTTACCTGCAGCAGCGATTGTCTGGGGTTTAGTAGAGCTTGAGGGTGATACAGTAAAGATTACTTTTGCAGCCGCTGCAGAGCCTTCTACGAGTGCCTGAGAGAGTGCTTCAAGTGAATGGAAGTCGCCGAGGAACTCTTCGACTCTTCCTCTTCCGTAATTTTCACCATCAATATTATTAAACCTTAGAACTAACCATGGGCTAGCATCCTTAGGTGCTTTACCCTGGGTACCTGGTATTAGCTTATCAAATGCTTCTTGATGCCATATCCAACGGTTCCCTTCTAACTTTACACACGTATAAACATCTACATCCTCTTCATTTCTAGCACCAACAGGGTCGCCGTCAGCTCCAGGTGAATTAGGAGTTGTACGTTCTATCTCTTGGAGTATAGGAGGTAATAGATTACGATTAATAATTTCTTTTGTAACGATTTCAATAACATTACCATTACCGTCGCGTTCTACAACATACCTGTTCAATGGGTAATGCTTAATCCCATCTTTACCCATAAAAAGTAAAGCATTTCCACCTACTACTAGATGCTTAATGGCTTGATGTATGGTAACTCTATCACTTGATGCAGCAATAGAATCCATAACCATACGTTCTAACTTAGAAAAACTTAAGTCAAGTTCAGAACGTACCTCCGCAGGTAGTTCTGTACCTAATTTATCATCTCTAATTTGGAACTTAAAGAAGGTGCTTTGTGGAGGTAGTAAAGCCAACATTAATTTTGCTGACAAAGTTACTACACACTTAGCACCTACTGATTGCCAAGGAGTATCTAATTTAATATGTGTGGTCCTGCCTTCATCATTTTGTATAAGATAAGGAAGGGTAAGCTTAGAGCATTGAACAGCAACGTCTAGAAACTGGGTACGATTTTTAGTAAGTGTATCGTATCGTTGTCGTGCGTTCTTGTACATTTATTTAATATGTATTATGGATTAGCTTGTCCGCCACCAAGACCACCTACATTAGCAGTACCTTGTGGGTTAAGTGCAATCCTAGTTTTCTTAGAAGTCATAGCTCTTTTCTTTTTAGCATAGGCTTTAGACCTATCAAGACCTTGACTTATATCTCCTGTGGTAGCTTTAGTTTGTATTGGATTTGTATAGGCTGATGCTTTTTTAACTGCATCTAATTTTGCTTGCATTTCTGCCATCTTTGCGGTGTTTTCACGTTGTATTCTAGCGGCATCTTCATTGGCTCTACGCCTTGCATCTTCAGCAGCGCGTGCAGCAGCTCCTCCGTCTCCGCCGCCGCCGCCGGATCTAGATCTTCTTCCAAAACACATAGTTAAAGTACCTCGTCTTTTATTCTATTTTCAATCCACTCTACAATGGATCTTTGACCTGCTTTATACATAATAGCTTCGATCTCTTCTTTAGGATGTGGGTTAACTGTTGGGAATCTTTCATCAAGTTCCTGATACAAACGCTCAACAGTCAACCCGATGTTAAGCGTATTGTGGGAGGTTTGTATTTGCATGTTCAAAGAATGCTGGCATACGTGCTCTCTGTGTCTCAGAAAACTCTGGGGCTTTGCCCTCATACATTAGGCGATCACTTGCATCCAGCCAAAAATTTTTGTCCAAATATTTATCGGTAGTATTTATACCTAGGGGTTGGAGTACCCAGTTAATTGTAGCTTTTCGAAGTTTGTCCAGAGAAGGGCTAGGGGATAAACCCAACTCAGTACAAACAAGACTATTAGCCGCCACGTGGATTTGTTCATCTCTGGAAATATCAGCTGATACTGTTCTGAGAGCAGAATCACCAGTAAACCTAAAGAAAGGAAGTAAAACAAAAAATATAGCTCGTTCTGCAACGAGAGCTTTGGTAATAGTATGATCAGGGTGTTCAATCCAGGCATCACGTATCCTCATAGCTTCTAATTCGGCCTGCTGATCAGCCCCATGGGCGTCAACAATGTAGCCAAGTGCCAGATCATGCTTGATCTCATCTTTAACGTTCGACTCAAGAAGAACCCGAGCGTTGTTGGGTACTTCTTTTTCAAGTCCTTCTTGAATAAATTCTCCCACTGGTAACTCCATATGACGTATTGCGAGAGCACGCTTGATGGTTTCTTCAGCACCGTACTTCACCTCGCCTTTTGTAGGTTTTACAGGAGTCCATGTTCTTTTTCTATTTAATAATTTATCGTATGGATGTGTTCTCATTACTCTTGACAATCGCAGTTTACAGTTTCTTTTAAAATGTCCTGTAAGTAATCATCAACATCTGATTGATCTAATGCTGCATACGCATCTGTCTTATCTTGTGTATCTTCCATTACTTGCAGACTGTAGTAAAGGGAAGTCTGAGGTGAATCTAACCACTCTTGCACGAACGCATTGTCGTAGGTTATCACATCCGACCATGAGTTGAATGAATATCCGTGAAGAAGTCCCGTATTATTTAACATTATCATTAGTTCGTCAGCTACTTTTTTGTAACCATACCAACCAACTTCACTGGCAATTTCTACATTACCATAATCATAACTCTGTACACCAAATGTACCAGAATCACGATCTATTTTTCTACTTATAGGTGGTGCTATTTCCGGTGTGGCTGTATAGCCATCCAGATCTTGACTCCTGTATGAACAGGAAGCAGTAGGTGCTATAGCAAAAGCACGTACCATGTTATGTTCTCTAGCTATTTCTGCAGCTTTATTAATACCTTTTTGTATAGCTGCAGCAAGTTCACCAGCTTTAAAATCTAAAGACTGATTATTATTTGCCGCATGTAATGCAGCTCCAAACTCTTCGTAAGTTATGGAATATCTTCGTAAGAGATTTGCGAGGCCGAGGATACCAAGGCCGACCTGTCTGTCGGTATCACTTGGCAGATATTCTCCAGTTGTTCCAACACCTGTCCTACTATGGAGCTGGCACAACTGGGACATACCTTCAGAGAAAGCCTCTTCAATGGTTCCGATTGTACAGGCTGCGAAATTGACATGCTGTAACAAGCAAGTTCCTCGTGAGGGCAGGTAAACCTCAAGACAGACGTTGCCATAAATTCTTTCTCCGTTGTTATCGTGTTTAATTTTGTTTAGCCAGATATCACCTGACTTAATACCATATATTATCGCATCTTTTACTAAGTCATCCGCTGAATCCCACGATTCTTGATCTAAGTTAACGCAACGTTTAACCCAGGGAAGTTCAGCTCTGGACGTAGTAAGAAACTCAATAATGTCAGGATGAACGATATCCATATGCAAAACGCAAGCACCGTTCTTATAGACCCCGCCACGTCTGAGTGTTTCATTTAACGTCGAGTAGATTTTGCCGAATGATACAGGGCCAGAAGCTGTAAGACCTTTTCCGTTTTCACTTCCTCTGGCTCTGAGCTTTGATAGATGGACAGCAACTCCTGCTCCATATCGTAAGGCATGTGAGACGAATCTCCAGGATGCTTCGATTCCATTTTTTCCCTCCATTGAGTCTTCTACAACAAAAACTGTGCAGCTCACTGGAAGTCTAGATTCTGGGTTATCCAACCATGATTGGACCCGACCAGTGCGGGAGATAAGTTCTGCAGTCATTTCTAAAATAAATCTTCTAAATTAGGCGGTTTATAATTTGGTCCTTTCAAGACCTTTCCATCTTCTCGGTATATTGGTTTACCGTCCTCTCCGAGTTTGGACATATTACTTCTGTGTACTCTATCTAACGCTTCATCTAAGAACCAACCCATATTTTCTGCATACTGATAGCATACATAAACAAGATCAGCCAATTCTTTTAAGCATTCCTCATGTAAATTACGTCCATGACGAAAGAGCATACCTTCAGCTTCTATAAATTCCTTAAATTCTTCTACAATAAGGTTCTTTTGATAACTTCGTGTAGGTAAATCAGCTGAATTTTTTATATTATATTTAGATCTAAACTCTTTTGCTTGGTCCGATAAAAAAGTTTTACTTAACCCTCCTTTGGGAGCGATATCCCGAACATTTGTGTTACTTCGTTTGGGTCCATCAGGATTTGAAGTGGCCATTTGTCAACTAAATTGGTGAGTGAATTTGATAAAACATAGTTTTGTTTTTGAAGCGCTATTATCCAAGTAATTATATCATCTTTATGATCATAAAAACCTGATTTTAATCTATCTTCAATTAACCTTAACTTCAGATCTTGCTCCATCGTTAATTTCGTAACTGGAGCTGGGAGACCAAAGGATAGGTTTTCTTTTTTTGAAGTCATAATCATCTACAGTTAATATTCGAGCAAGACGTGCATTTATTAATGCTACATCTTCAGATAAGTCTTTTTCTGCAAAAGCATTTACTACTGTTTTCCAAGAGTATCCATGCTCTTTAAATAAAGCTTGAGCGCGTTTCACCCCAATTCCTGGGATGCCACCGTATCCATCAGTTTGGTCACCAGCTGCACTTTGAATTAAGTGCCACCGCGCACCCTCTTCAGGAGTGACTGTGAATGTTTCCTCAAAATTATATAATTGACCTGGAATTTGTTTCATATCTTTATCAGGAGATACAATAATATTACCAGGATGTTGGGTTGCGTAAACTCCCATACTATCATCTGCCTCTAATTCAGGCATAATAATTACTTCAAACTCATTCTTGAGTTTATTGATGACACGCTTATAGCCGCAAGGCTTTTTTCTATTTCGATGACCTTTATAATCGGCCAATATTTTTTTCCTGAAATTTACACTGTCAGAAAAGAACAGTATCATAGAAGCGAATGACCCAAATTTGTTTGAAATTTTGGTAAGTTCACGTTTCGTGGCATTATATGCGTCGCTAAAATTGCTAGTGACAAGGATAGTATCATCACCCCAATCAATTTCAGTTTCAGCTGCAGCACACGATTTGTAGACAATAAAGTCTGCATCGCATAATATTTTCATAAATTAGTGTACGTCTGCCCATGTAGCTCCTGACTGTGATTCAGCCGCTATGGGACATCGTAAATTGTAATATTCTCCGGCTTCAGCAGCGGAGAGAACAAGAAGATGTTTGAGATCATCAACATGTTCTGGTTCAGATTCAAACTGCAACTCGTCATGAATAAAAGCGAGCTGGTTACAGCGTAAATCCATTTCTTTGATGTGGTCATGGGTGGTAACCATCCAACGTTTTGCTATTACCGCCGAAGACCCCTGGATGAGGTAATTGACGGACTTATGTTTCGACTCGCATAAGATTTTTCTATTGTCCAATCCGCGAACATAACCCCTCTCACTAGCCTTGTGTACTGCTTCCAAGAGTTCTTTAAGACCTGGAATGGCATCGACATAAGCTTTACGTATTTCTTTACCCTTTTTTCTCGCCTCGTTCTCGGAAAGCTGTTTGTCATAAGAGTGTCCTATTTTGACATCACCTGCCCCGTAGAGGAAGGCATAGGTAACTGTTTTAACTTGTCGTCTGGTAATTCCAATTTTGTCGGCATTTGTTTGGTGAATGTCTCCGTTGATAAGGATTTCCGCATAGCGTCCTTCATCATATTTTGCAAGATAATGGGATAATACTCGAAGCTCAATGCCGCTAAGGTCAGCCCCGCACATAACCATACCAGGGGATGCTTTAAATAATTTCCTAAACCTTTCATCTGATGGTACCTGTGATAAATTTGGAGATCGGTGGGCTGCTCTAAAAGTTTGAGTAGCTACCGAACAGTGGTGGTGTATTCTACTAGACGTCGTAACAAGCTTCTGCCATGCGTTCACGCCTTCTGATATCATCCCAAGCTTTTTTGTCAGATCCAGTAGTGTCAAAAACTGGAGAGCTATATCCGTCCCAATATCTTTTAATACGGTCTCGTCTATAACCGCCTTCCCTGAGTTCGTTATTGATGAAGGCGTCCAACCATAATGTGTTTGTAAGATCCATGATATGTGATCCCTAGATGTGGGATTTAATTCTTTAAGTCTGGTACTTTCAGCCCCTGCAACATAGCCTTGGGTCCGATTATTTCGCTTAGGAGTAAATAATGGTCCTGCAATGTAAGGGTGTTTGTTTCGAAGTAATGCACAAGTCTCTTCATACTCTTTTCGGAGAGCAGATTCAAGTTCCCGTGCAGCGCGTTCATCAAAATACCATCCATGAATCTCTTGTTGTGTAAGTAATCGTGCTACCTCGTGTTCTAATTCGACCCACTGAGGTAAGGGTGGAAGTGTTTGCATAATTTGGTGGTAACAACTACATCTTGTTTACAATAATCCTCCATTTCTTGAGACCACTTTTGCCAATCAGTATCTTTACTAAAGTTCCCTTTGTATTCTGATAATCTGTAACCGTACGCCTCAAGTGAATGACGACCATATAATTGTAATGGCATATGTTTCCAATTTCTATTCTTGTCTATCTCAAATAAATTCGGATGATAGAGCCTAGATAAAAGGAGAGTATCGATAATAATACCGCGGGGATTAAAAAAAGGATAGAGCCTTTTAAGCAAAGGTAAATCATACCCAATGATATTATGGCCCACAAGAACATCAGCAAGTTCCAAATGTTGAACTGCTCTGATAATAGGATTAGACATTCCTTCACCAGGGCTTTCATCATTGTGCGTTTCCGTATGGTTATCTTTAAGATAGTGGAGTACAACACAGTGGATATAGGTAGCATCACTTAGGAGACCGTTTGCCTCCAGATCGAACACTATTGTTCCTAACCCAGGTATAGGTTTTGTCGATGAATCTGGCACGTTTGATTGCCTCTTTACTTGGTGGATGTGGTCTAATGTATTTAGAAGTCTGTTGATGGGTTGAATCGTGTTGTTTCAGTTTCATAATCAGTAAACCGTGAAGTATCTAAATTAAATTTTATTTTACCTGCGAAGCCCGTTTCGCCTGAATAGCGATTTTTAATGATTCTAATAGTCGTAATATCTCGTTCATCTGGGGACTGCTGATTTCGCTCGAGGGCAACGACTTGATCGCTAAGTTGAGCGATTCCCGCAGATCCCCGAAGTTGCGATAGAGATACTTTTCCTCCTTCTTCGTGTGAGGTTCTGTCATTGTTACTCCTTCTTAAATGTGAGACTAAAAATAATGAAATACCAGTCCTCTCTACTAACGACCTTAATTTTGTCATTGTCTGATCCAGCATTCTACGCTCATCCCCATCCAGACCACTCAATAATATACTGAGGTGATCTAAGAATATAACGCGACACTCCAATCCACTGGCAAGGTATTCGATCCTGTTGTAAATAACGTCCGGGTCAAAACTACCAAAGCCATCAAAAAGGTAAAGATTCCAATTAGCAAGGGTATCACGAAAATCGTTTTCAAGTTCTTTTTTGTCATGTTCTCCGATATGAAGGGATTTGCCTACAGCTGTGGACATCAATCCAAGTGCGGTTCGTCTATTTGACTCTTCAAGTGCCAGGTACCCGACCCGTACTCCTTTGGTGAGTAAGTTAACTGCAAGTTGACGGCAGAATGCGGACTTTCCTTGGCCAGATCCTGAAGTAATCGTTGTAAGCTCCTGATATCTAATCCCGTGCAATTTATCTTGTAGCCCTTTAAATGGGTAGTCATGGTCAGCAGGTGGTATAGGTGTAGTGACTATAGCTTCTAAAGTTTTTCCTTCTACAATTCCGTCTGGTCTATAAGGTTTAGCATTCCATATAGCCTTTCTTATTGCATCTGTATCATTCGCCTGTAACGCATCAGATGCATCCTTGTACGATTCCAAGCGTGCGATCTTGACTTTACCAGGCGGTAATATACTTGCCGTTTCGTCAGCGGCCTTGCGCCCTGCATCGTCACCATCGAAGAATAATATGATCTCTTCGTACCCTTGGAACAAAGGTATTTGTTTCTGACAATCTTTCTTTGCGGAAGCGGCTCCATGCGGTAACGAAACCATCGGCCATCCGGGCATAGCTTCGTAACAACTGGCAGCATCTAATTCACCCTCAGTAATAACAATACGTTTGCCACTACTAGGGAAGCGATGCTGACCGAATAAAGTATCAGTGGAAACTCCTTCATATCTAAAGTCTTTTTGTTTATTTTTTGTTTTAATACCTTTCAGTACACCAGATTCATCATAATAAGCAAACCTTAAGGTATTACCATCTCTATAAATCTGATAGAACTGATTAGTTTTTTCTGATAAATTCCGTTTATGCAACCTTTCGGCTGATCCTTTTAACTGGACGGTGCTAGTCATTCTTTGACTGTGAATAACATCATTGTCGCCTGTTCTATTGTGACAGACAAAACAGAAAGTGTGTCCATCAGAGTAGAGAGAATTTCCATCTGATGAACCACAATTACCGCAAGGCATGTGCCTCACGAACTCACTTTCAGTCATTATATTAACCAATCAATAGGTATATTGTGGAAATGCGTCCATGGTATGTCATGTTTTTCACACCATTTCGCATACGTAGTTTTAGATCCTTTTGATATTTTATTATATGGTGACTGAAAAACCATCCTTAAATCTAATTCCGGGTTGTCCCTCTTAACAGCTGCAATCTTCCGTCTGTCTGGCGCGGACCAGTATCCTTTTGTTTCAAGGTGTACATGGTTTGGGAGAATAAAATCAGGATGATAATTATGCTGGATGGTATAAGGAATCTTACAAGATTCGTATTCATAAGAAACTCCGAGTCCTTCTAATAATTTTGCAACTTGCTCTTCTAAGCCTGACTTATATTTAGAAGTCTTCTTCTTCTTCTGCATTGGTGATTGGTGTTACATTAGGATCTGATGTTTTAAAACCAGCAGTAGTACCAAATAGTTCTGCTACTTCGGTAGCGTCTAAATCTCCAGTATCTACACCAGCTTCTCCTTTTACTGAGACAACCTGTACACCAACAAGCTTAAGAGAACTACCATAGGTAACTCCATCTCTGAGGATATAAGGTTTCTGATAGAAACCCAATTTAACTGTAGACCCTGCATATAGTGGTGTTTTAACATCTGTTAATGGCGAGCCTTCTGTATCTACAACAGGTGGTTTTTTATCTTCAGACCAAGAGAACTTAATCTTATGCTTACCCTTTGCTAATTCTTCCCACGGCTCGGGCTTGAGCGTGGATCTTTTAGGGTTTTTCAATTTTGACTCAGCCCATTTAAGGACTGCAGCTCTTTCAGCCTCTAATTTGTCGATAACATCGTTACCAACTACAGCCGAGAGGGAATAACCAAACTTACTAGGTGCTAGTATAGCTTGAAATCCTTCAAGTGTTACGGGTTTTTCTGTGACGTGAACAGTTCTAGACATCGGATACTGACTCCTCCAAAGCTACTTTACGGCTTTCAGGTGCTAGTTCCTTTAATTCATCCTGTAATTCAGAACGATACTTGACTAGTTCATCAATACGGTTGTTTACAACCTTGATTTGGTTCTCTTTGAGTTCAATCTCCTTCTGTTTTAGTCGCTCTTCCGAGACAACTATAACTCTAGTTGGAGCAAAGAAGCTATCAAAAAGTGAATAATTGTACATTTAACAAAAGAAATAAGTGGAGTCAATCACGGATTCCGGTTCAAGGTCTCCTATGATCGGTGGTTCAGTCTCTGCTCCTATTTGAGTAGCAAAGTCTGTTAGGTAATCATTACCAGCGAATAAGTGCATGTAAGTTTCCCTTACTATTGTAGCAAGTAAACTCATATCTGTAGCACGACTTAATACACTGTCATGAATTAATGCAATTGGTGCGTTAAAACGCTCAACACTAAGATGCAAAAGTGTAGCATCTAGTGAATGTATAAGATTAGGAGCTGTTGCTGCTCTATGTCTTGTTATATCAGCCTCATTAGGATTATCTGTAGCTACTCGAATCTCACAAGACCCCAATAACTGTAAACATAATCTTTCAACTTTCTTTTTCTGAATCTTTTGATTAACAACAAATCCAGATGGTGTAGTCCATGTTAAAGTTAAGTTAGGATTATCTTTAAATTGTTTAGATACTTCCTTCTCTATCCATGACATAACTGCCATAGGACCAGGAACTATATCATTCATAGCCTGACGAACAGCTGCGACAACGATTGTGAGATCATCTTTATCTATATCAATACCATCTTCTTTCAATGCGTCCCTAATGTACGAACGATTCGAGAATGGTTTTGCATTATAGGGTATTGTCATGACGGTTCTTTTGACTGAGCGTCTAGACCATACATTATGTAGGTACTTAGGTATATTAGGTTTAGCAGTTTCAGCTACGACCTTATAAGCGTCTTGTGGTCTATCAGAAGGTAACACATTGACGAGTTGTGCTGTACTACGGTCCATCGCTAAACCAGCGAGGATCTGGAGACCACTACATGTAGCGTCTGTGGCTACACAAAGCGAGGTTGTTTTTCTTGACTGTGAAATAACACAAGCATAGTACTCCTCACATGCAGCTAAAAATTGCCAAGGCTCTTCCGCTACTTCCCAATTTGGTAATTCTTCTATAGGAAACTTAGCTATTCTAGTAATCAAAGGGTGATTATTCCTAACCCAACTTTGTCTTACATCCCAAGTTTCTTTATCAAGACCATATGTAGTAGCAACTTGAAAAGCTAACCACTTAAATGCATCATGTGTAATAGGTGCTGAATCAGCGAAGACCAAAAGTGACTTCCCGAAATCAGTATCTTGTGGTGTGAGAAACGCGGGTATAGGATAAGCCCTACCTCGGTAATCAAAAGACCAAGGTATATAAAACCTCTCACGATCTTTAAACCTCTTAACTGCCTCCATAGTCATCCTTGTTCTACAAGAACGTCTAAATGCACCAGCATTAGTATTTCTAACTGTTGCTGCTGCTCTACGGTACGCTTTACGTGCGTCCTTGTTATCTGCTATATCAGGAGGTTTTGGAGGGAGATCTAATTCAACTATTGGGATAAACTTTCCTACACTTATCCCTCTTTCATCAAGCTCTTCAGCTACGTTTACAATGAATTGATTAAGTCGATAACCTACTTTCTGAATCTTATTCAAGAAAGCTATAGGTTTATCTCCCTGTATACACCCCGTATTACCACGCCTAACCATTTCATGACCTTTCATTACCTCATTAAGTAAGTAACCACCTGGCTTTATACCCCAATCGTTAGGTTCAATTAACATTGGCCATGCTAATGGAGCGAATAGTTCACTCTCATGCATTACTTGATCTTTAATTACTAGAAATTCAGCTGTAGGTACTATGTAATTAACTCGCTTGCGTCCTTGTTGACGCATTTCTTTATGGAACCAACCACTTGTACTCATAATACAATCTAATAACCAAGTTCCAAGTTTAATTCTATTAGATCTACCCCATGATGCCCATTGTGGTATACCGTACCTGTTCATGAGAGTTTGTATTACTACTATCTTTTGATGAGTACCACATGATTGATGCCAATAATTATCTTTTAAAGTGTTTAATAATGCTGGTGCTTTATTTTCATAATGTCTCATTTGACATTCATTCTCAATAGCTTGGCCAATTGATTCACTGACTGTGATTAATTGATTGCTACCTTCTTTAATACTAAATACTTTATCAAATGTTATCTTACATGCTATAGCTGCTGCCGCTAAAGGTTCAAGATTAGATAAATATTGATGTAACTCTTTGAATGATTTACCTGCTGCACCTTTATGTAATCTATTATTAGTATCCTTAATCTTATCTACTACCAATGGTAATAAACTATCGATAGACGAAATACCATAAATAGTAGCTGAACTATAACTCTTTTCCTCTAATTGCTTAGTATTCTTATGTAAGCGTTCGATTCCTAGAGATATTTGATCCCTTTCTAGTTTGATTTGTTCATCAATTTGAGCGGGTGTTGGCATGATCTTCTATTTCGTCCTTGATTTGGTCGGTTAATAGTGATTTAATTTCATCATAATGTGGATGATCTTTATCTAAAAGATCTAACGCTTGCTTTTTGTAAGAATAGATATCCTCAAGCGTCCTCGAATTCATCATCTTCCTCCTCTTTAGGTGTCATGTGGTGTATTGTATCGACACAACATACTGCAATAAGACTCTCACCTTGTTTCATTAATGATGATATCTTATTATTAGCTGCTGTATCACTTTGATAAATGTATTCTTTTATTTTACCAGTCTTAAAATTCTCATCCCTGATAATGCAAGATACAGAACCAGGAAGTTCCCAACCTGCTACTTTCCATTCCATGAATTCATCATAACTGATAGATTCAAACATTGAAGAAGGTGCATTCTTGATTTGTTTCCAGTTGTTAGGAAAATAAGGTTTTTTACTCATTCGATTAACTCCGCATTTACTAAATAGTCATCATGCAAACATGCTTCTTCATAAGCATCATATGCCGCTTGGTATACATCGTATCCAGAATTTAACACGAATGTTCTACCACTTTGAAGAGTAACTAAATACTTAGCATCACTCTCTAGTGCGTCCTTGTCGTTGTTTTGACTGTGAATCATGTAATTTGTTGATAAGTGAGCGTAATTTAGCACGAGATTGTCTCATTGCTTGAGGTTTTAGTGTACGTTTAGGTAACTTTCCTGAGTTATGTCTCCAATTTGGTGTTATCATCTACCCCTCCGTGATGTTCTGTTGTAACATCTCTATCTTCTATTAATTTGTAGTCAATTGATAATACTGGTAGTATACCTTTTAACTGGTTAACTATCTCAAAGATAGCCTTTCTTGGATCGTGATTTGTTTTAACGTTGATTGAGAATTGATAGTTTTTGAATGTCATAATTAACCAAATGAATGAATGTTGTAGTGCCTCCTTGTCGGAGGATACTTGATAGGTATAGGTTTAGTAACTTCTTTATAGATTTTGTATAAAGTGTTACTATCTACCTGCGGAATTGACTGTGAAACTAATAACATTAATCGTACATTTGCTCCTTAATTAATTCTATGATCTGTAATCCATTTTGATATTCTTCATCATCAGAAATGGGAGATTGAATAGCATATAATACATAATCTATTACATCTTCCCATCTTTCTTTACTTAATCCAACATAGAATTCATGTTCATTCATGTTTCAAATACCTCTGAATAACGTCAATTTGATCTTGATACTTAGCGACTTGATTAATTTCATGTTCAATTGATTCCAAGATATCAGAATGTTCTCCAATACCTGATGGATTAGTTAGATATATTTCTATATTTGCTAAATGTTTTTGTATATCTCCTTGAGCGTGTGATAATAATGCTTTGATTATTTTATCTCTCATGATACTTTAACCTCCTCTTTTTCTTCATCCGCAGTATATACTTCCTTAAGCATTTGCTGCTCTTGTTGATGCTTTCGTCTAGAAACTATTAAATCATTATATTCTTTTGATTCTTTATCTGCTGTGCTTAGATGAAAACATTCGATACGGTATTCATCACCGCATGATGAATGAAATCTCTTTAATCTATACATTACAGCATCAATATCTTCAAAGATTCCTATGACAGTTGGTGTACCATCAAATGAACATATCGATACTAATGTAAAGTATTCAGGTTGATTGTGGTGACTCATAGTTAAGAACTGACTGTGAATAAAGTACATTTAAAGGGAAGAATCCCTCAGAAAACCATCTACAATAGATGGTAAAGTGAGAGAATCAAAAAGTCAATAACTTCTTCAAACTTGAACCAGCATTCTTTACATCTTTAACTAGTAATGGTAGTTCATACTTAACGGTGTTAAATACTTTCACTGAACCATCACTAATCATTTGTAATCCTGTTGGTTCTTTTAACTCTTCAGCTAGAATATCATTGTGAAGTCTTTTAACCTCAGCTAATAATTCTGCTTTAGTGTTATTCATTGAGAAGAATTTAGTAGTTGTCATGAATGTTTTTAAGGAAGATGTAAAGGAGGACAGTTAAACAAAAGATAACAATTAATGTCGTCATGCTGTTACTAACTCCTCACTTAATTCTTCACACGTTGTTGATTCATACTCTTCAACTAATTGTAATGCAACAAGTTCAACAAATGTCCACACAGTTTCATTCTTATAACCAATGATATTACATGGGTTATTGTTCCAAATTGTTTCATTGAATTCATCACCGAAAGTATCAGCAATGTATTCAATTATCTCATCCTCATAGTTATCGAAGAATGAAACAGTTTCTGAATAATAGATGTGGAAAGTTGCTACTCCTGATTCACAACCATGTTGAGCAATCTCACGCAATGTGTCAAGATCATATTGATCCTTAATTAATTCAAATGCAGTACCAATTGTTTGTGACATGAATTGACTGTGAATTAGTGAACAAATAGATAACAATTGCTTGCTATCTAACGATCCTAGAGAGAATCGAACTCTCATCATTACCGTGACAAGGTAACATTCTAACCGTTAAACTATAGGATCAGAAAAGTGTCAATTAAGACACTATTAGTTAGAGTTAAGCAAATGCAGGTAATTTAACCTCAGTTTGTAACTCTTTCAAGTATGGTGTTGTTGTGTAGTTTGCATAGTCAAACTCATCACCATTTAATACTTCAGCGCGATCAGATTGTAATAGGTTTCTATTAACCCAAAAACCAAGACTTATGTCTGGGTTAAACAATACATTGATGATTGCACGTTTTGAAACATTACCATACGCATAAACATCACCGCTGTTATATGTTACAATTGCTTGACCATTTAGACCATCAACTTGTAACTCTTTAACTGCTGCACTTGTGCGAGTTGGAACTGTAATAAACATGTTAAACATAATAGAATTGGTGAATAGTGAAGGTGTTCAATTTATGAATCCTTCGTGATAACAAACACAACCGATTTGACTGTGAATGTTATCAAGAAAGAATCGGAGAGTTAAGCTAATTCTACACAATTAACTAGATCATAATTAATTCCGTAGTTTAAACATAACTCCTCATCATCTATGGTATCTAAATCATTAACATAGATGTCAATCTCTCCTAAGTCAGTAACATTTGAAATCAATAAATCAGATGAGTTAAGTAACTCCCTATTTTCAAGGATTTCAGGTTTGCAATGAAGAACAACTTGTTGAGTCATGTTTGTTAAATAGTGAGTGAACAGTAAGTAATTAATTAGAACTTAACTGATTTACGTTTGGTGTTAATTTGTGAAGGAAGTTGTGTGAATTTAACTAACTTACCTTGACTCTTTAACTGATCAATTTCTTTTACTAATGATTCGTAATAGTTCATTGAGTTGTTCATAAGAAGTTGACTGTGATTTAACTCGTGATTGAGTTAAGAACTAGAAGAGGAATCGAACCTCAAGTTAATACCAATCTAGTTAAGAATTGAACCGCTTTGTTTATATTTTAATTATAACAGAGTTTGCATAAGATTGCAAGTGCAGTTCATACTCTGTAATAATGATGACAACCTCAGATAAGTTCATTGATGTTAGCGTTAACATAATCTTCTAATCTGTTGAAGGTTGTGTCATCAATCATTTCAACATATTCAACGATGATATCATTTAACAAAGAGTAATCATCTTTAGTTAGTTGACTTAAACTCATCGCTAACTGTTGTCTGTTTAATAACATTTTAATACCTTAACTTGTGTACATTATTATAATACCACGGATCAGCGAACAAATCAAGTGATCTGGTTGGATCGTTACATACTGTAATAATGATAGTTAGCATACAGATGTGCACATATTAATATACATTAACTAATGCAATGCTAAGTATAACTAATGCTAATGTAATCCGCTCGCGCTTCGCGCTCGCTTTGTCCGCAGGATTGCACGTGCTATGCATTACTTAGCGGCGCAGATTGAGCGAGTTGCGTAGCAACGAGCGGGTTAATCCTTCCGAATTCTTAACAATTAAGAGGGGTACATGGGGGTTATTGCGAATCGTTCTCAATAAGCTATGCCTTCAGACATTTTTGCCAAAATTTAACGCGTCTTCGTTAAACTGACACAATCCTGCTGAGGTTAACACATGATTATACATTTTATCAAATACTGAGGGAGGAATTGTACATATATCTGCCCCATATTCAAATGCTTTGCCAACAGAGTGAACATCTCTAATAGAAGCAGCTAATATATAAGTTTTAGCGTAATTCTTCTTATAAATCTTACTAATATCCTTAATCAAATCTAAACCATCAAAGGAATTATCATCTATCCTTCCAATAAACGGTGAAACATATGTAGCACCTGCTAATGCTGCCAGGATCGCCTGGGAAACGCTAAACACTAAAGTAACGTTCACTCTTATATTCAAGTTTGCAAGACGCTTACACGCCTTTAAACCTTCAACTGTACACGGAAGTTTAATAGTAGCAATATCTCCGAATTCTTTAGTTAAATGAACAGCACGTTCAAATAACTCTTCACAGGATTCACCTACGACTTCCATGCTAATATCTGTAATCCCTAACCTGTTAAATTCATGATAAACATCATCAGGGAACTTTCCACTCTTCTTGATGAGGGTGGGATTGGTGGTAATGCCAGAGATCAAGTCAGTAGAGATTCTTTGTTCTACATCGTCAACCTTAGCAGTATCAAGAAATAGTTTCATACTTTTTTAAGATCTTCTTTGCTTTTTTTCTAGATACACATTCTTGTGCTTTAGTTTGAAGCTTTATCAATTTTTTCTCTAGCTTTTTCAATTACAATAGTTTCTAAATTATCAGACAGGCGGTTATACGTATTAATTATATTAATTTGTCCTAACACAACACTTAAAGTTGCAATACTCCAGAATATATAATAGTAACGTTGTTTATGTTGTTTGGGTGCAGTCATGGATGGTTTATTAATGTTAAAGTAGGTGTTAGAAGTATATTAAGTATGTTCATTAAGGGAAAATAAGTAATATAAGTATAAGAGGAAGTGTTGTCTGAAAGACGACAACTTCCTCATAAGGGGCAGGGTCCACCCTTCCCTTCCCCTGTATACACACCGTATTAGGCTAAACCCAGGTAGGGAGTGGTTTTTTACCAGCCTTACCTCTAGCTTTTTTTCTTTGTTCTAAGTCCATACCTAAAACCATATGATTAGCTATAGATTGAGGGTCATCCATCCAAGTATCCATCATATCTTTCCACTCATCTCGTTTACGATCTTTGATCGCTTCTTGAGCTGAGATACCCATAGCATCTGTATAATACTTTACACCTTGAGCAAGGGCGTCTAATCTATCATCATGTCTGACGGCACCTTTCTCACGACACATACGGGACATCTGGTAGAATAGCATGTACATGAGACGGAGTTCGGGAGCTTCATCTTTATTCGAGTGATAGTCCCATTCGATAACTCTTCTGTCCACAACCAAGCGATGCTGATTGAGTACAGGTTCAAGAGAATCAATAATCCTATCTTCTTTCCTAACATTAGCTCTTACCTCTTCTACATCTATAGCTTGTTTAGTCTGTTGTAAATGTTTTTTAAATAGTTCAGAAACTATACCATCACCAAAGTTAGTTTCAATAACTAATTTAGTAACATTAAATTTCTTACAACCTCTAAGGATGTCTAACAGGGTAGTGTCACTATATCCGTCCCTATATGCACGCATTTCATGCAAGTAGAGGATCCCGTTTCGTTGCGATATGTACGCTGCAGCCGTTTCATCTGAGCCTCGACCCGATGGGTCAACTGAGCATATTGTTTCTGGGTAATCTTCCCATTCTCCAACAATTGACATTGGAGAGTAAAAATAATCTCCTGGGAGACCAACTGTGGGGAGGTCTTTGATAACATTTGAGGGGTCTGAGCACCAAATGCAGTTCTCGGGAGCTTTAGAGGGATTAACAGAAGTAACAATAAGGTCAGCCATTTTAAGTGGGAACTTCTCTGCATCACTGAGAGAGGTATCCAACATAAATTGGAGCATAAAGTTTGAACGTCCCATGGACGCTTCTCTTTCAAGTAAGTCATCATGATCAAATCTATCTGGATCTGTTACTTCCCATTTTTCAGCACCATTATCAATATCTGATTGAAGTTGAGGAGCTATAAGTCCTTCGTAGTTTGCAAGGGAGCGGGGGAATCTTGCTGGCCAAACGAAGGGACGATACGAACGCTCTGCCAACTTACGATAAATAGTAAAAGTAGTCTGAGGAGTCCCGAGATACATAATACGAGAATCGTCTTTCGGCGTAAGGATGGACTCAGCTTCTG